CGGCTCCCCCGGCTCCCCCGGCTCCCCCGGTCGCGACGGTCATCCCCACGCCCCCGGCTCCCCCGGCTCCCCCGGCTCCCCCGGCTCCCCCGGCTCCCCCGGTCGCGTCGGGCGTCAGCGCGGCGGACATCATCGCCGTCGGTAAGGCCCTCCCCCCGGGGAAGTTCAACGAGGCGCTTAATGCCTTCGGCATTGCCAACCTTGTCGCTCTGTTCCCTCCAGCGCCCCCGCGGGACCCCGCCGTTTTGACGGCGCTCCTCGCTTACCTCAAGACCCTGTGACAGTACAGCTCTGGCCCTCGACGGCCGACCGTTGGCGGGTTTGCCCCGCTTCGGCGGTCTTCAAGGGCCAATTCCCCCAGGCCCAGACGGAGTCGGAGCGCTGGGGGAAAATAGCTCACGGAGTGGCTTCGTCCCGCCTCACGGCGATGTTGAGCCCGATTAACGGCGTCCGTGGCTCAGTCGAGGCGGAGGACGCCGAGATGGAAGAGACGATCCAGACGTACGTCGATGCCGTTCTGGCTCTTCCGCCCGCCGCGCTCGCCTGCGTCCAGATCGAAACCCCGCACGTCACCCATTTCGGGGTGCCCGTTCGACCCGACCTCGTCGCTCATGACAAGGCTGCTGGTACCCTTCACGTCGTGGAGTTCAAAACGGGGCATCGGCTCGTCGAGGCGTATCGAAACGCTCAGGCGGTCTGTGCGGCGTCAGCGTGTTGGGAGTATGGGAACTTCGTTTTCCACCTCGTCCAACCTCGGGGGTTTCATCGCCATGGCCCGGTCCGGACGTGGGCTTTCACCAAGGCCGAGATGGAGGTTGAGGAGGCCATCTTACGTGAAGCCGCAGACGCGGCCCGCCGCCCCGACCCGCCTTTCGTACCAACCCCTGACGGGTGTGAACTTTGCGCGGGCCGTCATGCTTGCGAGGCCCTCCACCGATCCGTTTTGGCCGCTGTTGAAGTGGCTGGGTCGGTGGTTCCCCTGGACCTGACCGGCGTTGCCCTGGCCCGCCAACTCGATCAACTCGAAACGGCCGGGGCTCTGATCGACGCCCGTCTGACCGGCCTGAAGGTTCAGGCTGAAACGGCGATCCGAGAAGGCGGCAGTGTGCCTGGGTGGGTAATGGCGCCGGGGCGCGGAAGTACCGCCTGGACGGGCACGGACGCGGAAATCATTGCCATGCTCGGTCTGACCGTCCAGGCACCAGCCAAAGCCATCACCCCGACGCAGGCGGGTAAGCTCGGGCTGCCGGCCGAACTACTCACCTGCATCACCCAGCGCCAGCCCGGCGCCCTGAAACTGGAGCGATACAAGCCATGAGCATCGAAGTCACTCTCCCCGTAGCCCGATTGGTCCAGGGTTCTGTCTGGAAAGGCAACTCGAAAGACGCCAAGGGTAACCCCATTGTCTGGAAGACCGGAGCCGACGCCGGTAAGCCCCGCCAGGACTACTATATGGCGGTCGCTATCCCAAAAGGTACCGAGACCCATTGGGCTCAGACGCCGTGGGGCCAGGTGATCTGGAGCGGCGTCTGCGTGTTGTACCCGAACGCGGCCAATCTCGGACCGAATTTCGCCTGGAAGATTGAGGACGGCGACTCCCAGGTACCCAACAAGAAAGGCAAAAAGCCTTGCGACCAGGAAGGCTTTACGCGCCACTGGGTCGTTCGCCTGGGCGGCGCATTCGCTCCCCAGGTCGGGACGTTGCGCGGCGGCGTGTGGACCCCTTTGACTGATGCGGGCGGCCCGCCGAAACGTGGCGATTATGTGCAAGTCAGCATCGAGGTCGATTTCAACAAGTCGACCGAGAGCCCGGGGGCCTTCCTCAACCACCGGGGCGTCAAATTCCACGCAGCCGGAGAGGAGATCAAGGGCGGCGAGTTTGACGCCCGTGCGGCCGGGTTTGCCGAGAGCCAGGAGGGGCCAACCGCCCCCGCCGGGTTTGCACACCAAGGGCCATCCCCGGGCGTCGGTCTGCCATATGCTCCTCCGCAGCAGGCGGGGTTCAGCGCTCCGCCCCCCGGCGTGGCCACGCCACCGGTGACGCCGCACACGGCCTTTGTCGCCAACGCGGCCGTTCCTCCGCCCCCACCGGCAGCGCCGGTGCCTCAGGGGCCGCCGATGACCTCACTGGCTGCCTCGCAGGGCCTGACCTACTCGGCTCTGCTCGCCGCCGGCTGGACGCCGATGCAGATGTTCCAGGCCGGGTACACCACGCAACCGTAAAGGCAACAGCCGGTCCGCACGGTGCGGACCGGCGCCTAACCCAAGGGGAAGTGACATGAAGCGACCTGCTGACGAGCAACGCCTGCTGGATTTGGGGCTGTCCGAGATAGTGTGCGACGGCGGGGTGCGCGAGTGGTTCGACCCGCACGAGCCCGACGTGGTGCAGGCACGGACCGACGCGAATGGGCGGCTGACGCCGGGCGGTCGTCCACAGGCGATGGGACTGCGAGTCACTGCCGGAACCGTCCTCCAGGCCGCGCTCGCCCACCTCGGCGATCGAGCTGTGACCTACGACTCTCCCGCCGGTGAGCGTTCGATGGGGCGCGCCGTAGTGGCGTTCAACGTCCTGACTGGGCACGCGCTGACCGAGGAGGACGGTTGGCTCCTGCTCGAAGTGCTCAAGATCGTGCGCGGTCGGGCCGCACCCGGGTACCACGCTGATAGCTACGAGGACCGCGTTAGCTACGCCGCGTTGGGTGCCGAGGCTCGTGCTCGTGCAGCGGGAGGCGTCTGATGGCAATCACAGCAACGGTTATTCTCGACAGCATCGCCCCCGGCGCGCCCCGCCTGACCACCGTCCAGTACCGGGCGCCGCGTTCGATCCTGGCCGAGATCAACACGCACCGGACGTTTTGCTTGGCCGGGGACACCGTTCTGACTTTCGACCTTCCGGCAGGAAGCAAGGACGGTAAGTACCGTCGCGGGTTTACTATGCGGCTGGACGAGTTCGTGGACAAATGGTACAACGGCGCCGCACCCCGGCTCAACAACCCTCGGGTCAAGCTCGACTTCGGCTTGCTCGATCAGGAGAAGGCGTACTCCGCCCGTGAGCTGGCGGAAATCTTCGGGGTATCCAAAACCAACATCAACCGCGCTTGTGCCCTTGGGATACTCGCCGGGTCTAAAGAAAAGCCCTGGGGGTGGCTCATTAAGGGCCGCGACTTCATGGCATACCGTGACTCCCTTCCGGTGAGTAATCGGCAGCCCATGCGCGAGCGCCTTGAGGCCATGCAGATACGGCAGTTCAACGAGGATACCGGCCGCATACAAACGAGCACGGTCAAGAACTGCTTCCTGTCAGGGGTCAAAGACCTCTTCGTGGTGTCCGCTGGTAAGTTTCGGGTCGTGGGCTCCGCCGATCACTTGGTGAACACGACCGAAGGCTGGCTCCGGATCGCAGACATCGCCCCAGGGGTCACAGAGGTTCTGGTTCAGCGCCGTGGTAAGTTGGGCCGCGATGAGGTAGACCCTGTTCGGCTCAAGAAGATAGACGGGCGTTGGAGGAGCACTTGGCAGAAGGGCATACGCCTGGAGTTACAAGCGAAGCACGAGGGCTGTCAGAAGTGCGCCAGTACGGAGGCGCTGGAGGTCCACCATGTCATCCCCGTACACGTTGATCCAAGCAAAGCCTTCGAAGAATCCAACGCCCAACTGCTCTGCCGGGCCTGCCATAAAAAGGAGCACGCGGTTCAAGGTTGGCAGGGCGACACCTACCTGTACGCGGACTCAGTTGTCGTGGACTCTATCGACTACCGTGGGCAAGAGCAGACCTATGACTTGGAGATTGCTGGCAAGTACCCAAACTTCCTGGCTAACGGAGTCGTGGTCCATAACTCACGCAACGCCCGCTCCAGCCGGGCCGTGCCGACCGATCGTCTGCTTGAGGAGGTCTGCAACGACACGTTCATCCCGATCTGGACGCGCAACCAGCCGGGCATGCAGGGCCGCGAGGTCATTACGGGCGGCGAAGCGGATGACCTGACCGCATGGTGGCTGTCCACGCGCGACGAGGTGCTCTATGCGGCTAACCGCATGTTAAAGCATCGCCCCCATAAGCAGAACATCAACCGCCTGCTCGAACCATGGATGTGGGTGGACGGCCTGATCAGCGCGACTGAGTGGGATAACTTCTTCGCCCTCCGCTGCCACCCGGACGCCGAGCCGCACATGCAACTGCTGGCCGAAGCGATCCGGACGGCCCTGGCGGAGAGCGCGCCGACTGAGTGCCCAGCAGGGCACTGGCGCATCCCCTATATCGGCCGTTCTGACGCGACGGAGGCGGAAGCCGTTGGGCCGAGCTACTGGCCGCTGGCCTCTGCGGCCCGTTGCGCCAGGGTGTCCTACCGGCCTTTTGACGGGGCGACCAGCGTTCATGACGACTACCTCAAGGGCCTTGCCATGTCGCAAGCTCGCCCGCTCCACGCCAGCCCGTTCGAGCACGTCGCTCGGCCGATGCTGCCCGGCGAGCGGCAACTGGGGAACCTGATTGGCTGGCGGCAGTACCGGCACGAGTTGGAGGGCGCGGTATGAAGGTAGTCCAGGTTAACGGCGCCCGTTGGGCCGTCCAACGGCGATGGGGGCATTGGGTGGCGACGCGGCAGAACGCAAGGTGCCTTGCTTCCATTCGTGCTGCGTCCCTTAAAGACCTTCGTTCCGAGATGCACGTCCTCTCCTGCCGCGCAGGTGCCGTATGAACGGCGGTCATCGCACTCTCGGAGGAATGGTTCTGGCACGGATCGGGTGCTGGCGTAACCTTCTCGAACGGGCGGCCGAGTGCGCAGCGGAGTCTGGAGACCCTGAGGCCGTCGCGTACTACTCGGAAGAGTTGGAGGAGCTGAACGCTGTCGAAGCGGCGTGCCGGGAATGATCCTCTTCATCGACACCGAGACCACGGGCCTGCCGGATTACCGGCTCCCCGTGGACGCGCCGAGCCAGCCGAGTGTTCTTCAGCTGTCCGTCCTCACGGAGACGGAGGTGGCGATGAACAGCTACGTCGTCCCGATGCAGCCCGTACCCGCCGACGTGGTAGCGATTCACGGCATTACGACCGAGATCGCCACTCTCGCCGGCCGCCCCCGGGTCGAGGTCGCCTTGTACTTACTCGGGTGGTTGCACTTGGCGACGGAGGTGGTGGCCTTCAACGCGGAGTTCGATTGGTTCCTGATCCAGACAATGTTCGCCCGGTCGGGGATATCCCGAGAGTCTTGGCCGCCACGGTTCTGCTGCATGAAGGCCAGTCGCGACATCGCCTGCATCCCGCCGACCGACAGGCAGGTGGCGGCAGGCTACGGCAACGAGTGGAAAACGCCATCGCTGGCCGAGGCGTACCGGATCATCTGCGGCAAGGAAATACGCTGCGCCCATGACGCTTTGGCCGACGCCGAGGCGTGCCGAGAACTCTACTACGCATTGAGGGGACGATGACGCGATTCGCGGACGGTTCGGGCTGTCGGCGGACGTGCCGGAGGCGGTTAAAACGGTCGATCCTTGCCGACGAGTGGGCCGCGCTGATGCCCGGCGCATGCTACCGCGACCTCGGGACACCGCTCGGCATCACGATCGAATACCAGTACCCGCCTTGTGCCGAGGCCTGCTTCCTGGCTCGTTTTAAGGAGTTGGCATGGTAACCGCGATCCCCGGCGACTCTTGGGACGTCCTGCCGCTGTTGGCCGGCACCCGCATCGATGCGATCGTGACAGACCCGCCGTACCATCTGCTCAGCACGGTCAAGCGGTTCGGCAGTCCGACGGCGGCACCCGCATCGTCAGCGCTTGGCCGCCGCATCTCGACCGGCTTCATGGGCAAAACTTGGGACGGAGGCGACATCGCCCAAGACCCGGCGTTCTGGCGGCTCTGTTACGACCTGCTGCCGCCGGGCGGCCACCTCGCGGCATTCAGCTCGCCCCGGACGGTCCATCGGATGACCTGCGCGATCGAGGACGCGGGGTTTGAGATACGGGACTCGCTGATGTGGCTGTACGGAACGGGCTTCCCTAAGAGCCATGACGTGTCGAAGGCTATCGACAAGGCGGCCGACTTCGCAGGCGGGGAGTACCTGGAGACTGCGCCAGCCACCGACGCCGCCAAGCAATGGGCCGGTTGGGGCAGCGCTCTGAAGCCGGCTTACGAGCCGATCGTGCTGGCCCGTAAGCCGCTCGACGGCACGCTCGCCAGTAACGCCCTCGCCCACGGGGTCGGCGGCCTGAATATCGACGCCTGCCGAGTTCCACTCACTGGTGGGGAAGCTCCGGCCGAACGTGAGGGCGAGGCAAGCCAGGACAAACAATACGGCGACTCTCGCACCGTGTCGTTCACTCAAACGCCCGGCCGGCGACTGGTCGTGAGTAACCGTCGGCTCGATACCAACACGTACGCTCCCGGTCTCGGCGGGTCGGTCAGTGCAGGCGAGACAACGCTCGGCAGATGGCCCGCCAACGTCCTGCACGACGGGTCCGACGAGGTTCTGTCGTGCTTCCCGACCGCGCCGGGCCAGCAGGGGCAGACGACCGGCAAGGAGCCTTCGGCCGCTCGATTTTTCTACTCAAGTAAGGCTTCGAAGGCCGATAGGTGCGAGTCCAAGCATCCAACGGTCAAACCGATCGCCCTCATGGAATGGCTGATCAAACTCATCACCCCACCAGGCGGCACCGTACTCGACCCCTTCGCCGGCAGCGGAACAACAGGCGCCGCGGCACGTAACACCGGCCACCACGCAATTCTGATCGAACGAGAGGAGCAATACTATGCCGACATCATCAGACGCCTCGGTTGACCTCGACGCCGCGCGGCCCGTCACCTGCCCCGTCTGGCCGCCGGCTTGCGGCATGCGCGTGGAGGACCAGCGGTCTCCCGAAGGGCAACGGCTGTGCCGTGCCTGCCAGGACTTGCCGCCCGCTCTCCTCCGGGAGAACGACCGATGACCAACTGGGACCAACGCTTCCTCGAACTCGCTGCGCTGATCGCCGGTTGGTCGAAGGACAGCACCAAGGTCGGTGCCGTCGCCGTCAGCCCCGACCGGGCGATCGTCAGCACCGGCTATAATGGGCCACCCCGTGGCGTCCAGGATATGCCCGATCGGGTAGGCACTTCGGGATCGAGTAACCCTGAGAAGTACCTCTGGTGCGCCCATGCCGAGGAGAACCTCGTGGCGCAGGCCGCACGGATCGGCGTCTCCCTGCTCGGGACCACGGTCTATGCGACCCACGCGCCGTGCGCGCCATGCGCCCGGATGCTGATCCAAGCCGGCGTCGCCCGCATCGTCTGGGCGGACGGAACGACGAGTATGGGCTCACGGACTTTTGAAGTGGCGGCAGAGATGCTGGCCGAAGCGGGGGTGGTGACGAAATGATCTTCGGTTACGCTTGGAGCTTCCTCGGGTCCTACTGGTGTATGGGGTACTGGTACGGGCTCGATTCCTGCGCCGGCAGGAGCGATCGGGAGCGCGCTGTCCTGTGCATCACGGGTAACCTGGACTCGGGGCTCCTATGACCCTTTACGGCGCTCAACGCCCCGCCGACATGGGCGTCTCGACCGTTCTGGCCTGCATGGACTTCGAGACCTACTCCCCCGCCGGCTACGTCTGGGACGAGAGCGCCGGCAAGTGGCGCGGGCCTCCCAACGCCAGCCAGGGGCGCAAGGGCCTCTCGGTAGTGGGAGCGGCCGTCTATGCCGAGCGTCCAGAGACCGAGGTGCTGTCGCTCGCCTACGACCTCCACGACGGCGCAGGCCCCCGTACATGGCGGCCCGGCCAGCCTAACCCGCAGCCGTTGTTCGACCACCTGGCCGCCGGGCGGCTGGTCGAGGCGTGGAACGCGCCCTTCGAAATTTGGATTTGGGGTCGGGTCTGCACGAGGCTCTATGGTTGGCCTGAGCTACCTGTTCGGCAGGTGCGCTGCACGATGGCCAAGGCCCGCGCCGCCGGGTACCCTGGCAGCCTGGACGCGGCAGGCGAAGCGATGCAGCTCACGCTCCGCAAGGATAAGGACGGCAAGCGACTGCTGGACAAGTTCAGCGTCCCACGGAATCCAACCAAGGCCGACCCGCGCCGCCGCATCCGGCCCGAGGATGACCCGGAGGACTTCGCCCGGCTGGTCTCCTACAACATCCGGGATATTGAAACGGAGGCCGAGGCGAGCCACCGGCTGCCCGACTTGTCCGATCGGGAGCAAGAAGTCTGGTACCTCGATCACGATATCAACAGCCGTGGCATCGCGATCGATCAGGACGGCATGGCGGATTGCATTGCCGTGATCGAGCAGGCGTTCGAACGGTATAACGGCGAGCTGCAAGCGCTTGCCGGCTGCAACGCCTCCGAGACGGCACGGTTGCGTCTCTGGCTGCTTTCGTGCGGCGTCGACATGGAGTCCCTGGACGAGGAGCACGTTGAGAATACGCTCGCGGCGATGGGGCGGCCCGAATGGGTGCGGGAGCGGGTCGAGGAATTGGGAGAGCCCGAGTACCGGCGGCGGACATACGAAGCGTGGGCGGCGTCCGAGAACCGCCTGAACGCAGTCGAGAAGCCCGATACCGCCCTTCGGAACGTCACCAAGGAAGCGGTCGCCCGCCTCGTTGCGGTCAATCTCGATCCGACAGTGCCACCCGACGGCCTCGACGCGCGTCTGGCCACCACCGCACCCAACCTCCACGACCACATCGTCATGCGCCTGGGCGATGCCCGCCGCGCCCTCGAACTGCGGGCGCTGATCGGGTCGGCCAGCGTCAAGAAGCTTTACGCGATTCGGAACATGCTGGCCGCCGACGGCCGGCTGCACGACCTGTTCACCTACCACGGCGCCCGCACGGGGCGTTGGACCGGAGGCGGCCCGCAGCCTACCAATCTGCCCACCTCGGGGCCGCCGGTCGTGCGGTGTGGATGCGGGCGGCATTACGCGGTGGGACTGACGGTGTGCCCGTGGTGCGGCTCGACGGCGGCGGCCTACGCGACCGACTGGTGCGCCGCCGCCGCTCAGGATGCGCTGGACGCCATTGCGACGCGCTGCCTGGACGTGGTGGAGGCCATCTTCGGAGACGCCCTGCACGCCGTCGCAGGGTGCCTGAGAGGGCTGTTCGTCGCGGCGCTCGGTCACGAGCTGGTCAGCTCGGACTACAGCGCGATCGAGGCGGTGGGGCTGGCGGAACTGGCCGGCGAGGAATGGCGGCGGGAGGTGTTCCGAACGCACGGTAAGATTTACGAGATGTCGGCCGCGAAGATATCGGGCGTGCCATTCGAGACCTTCATGTCGCATCGCAAGGAGACCGGCCAGCACCATCCGCTCCGGAAGAGGCTCGGAAAAGTTGCAGAACTCGCCTCAGGCTATCAGGGTTGGATCGGCGCCTGGAAGGCGTTCGGTGCTGACGAGCACATGGACGACGAGGAGATAAAGGCCGCCATCCTGGCGTGGCGGGCCGCCTCCCCCGCCGTCGTTGCGCTGTGGGGCGGGCAGGTGCCGCAGCTCCACGGCCTCGAAGGCATGGCGATCCTGGCCGTGCAGAACCCCGAGCGGTGGACACAGTACCGGGGCATCTACTTCATCCGTCATGGCGATGCGCTGTTCATGCGCCTGCCGTCTGGCCGGTTCCTGACGTACCGGCACCCCGAGCTGCACCCGTCCGAGAAGCGCCCCGGTCAACTCCAGCTCAGTTACATGACCCACAACTCGAACCCAAAGATGGGTCCGATGGGGTGGCAACGAATGGGCACCTACGGCGGCCGACTGACCGAGAACCTCGATCAAGCGGCCTGCCGGGACGTGTTCGTCAACGGCATGCTGGCGGTCGCCGCCGCAGGCTACCGGCCGGTCCAGCACGTCTATGACGAGATCGCCGCAGAGGTGCCCATCGGCTGGGGCTCGGTCGAGGAGTTCGAGCGCTTGATCTCCCAGACCGAGCCCTGGTCGGCGGAGTGGCCGGTCAGAGCGTCGGGAGGCTGGCGGGGCCGGCGGTACCGAAAGGATTAATCCGAGCCGTGGTGGTGATGGCGACCCAGACAGTCTGTGCGGCCAGAGCGCAATCGTTACGACCAGTTGGCGGCATCAATCTGAGCCGTGGTGGTGATGGTGCCGCCGTTGATCGCGGCCACGACGGTGGCCAAGTCCGTGTAAAGCGCCTGCACATGCGCCCCGATGGCCGCGGCGAACTCGGCCATTTGGGCGGGGGTGACGGTGTGCGGGGACCAGTCCACGTTGTAGTAGACCCTCGTCCCGACGCTGGCGTTGAGGGCTGGCGTGGTTGCCCATTGGGTTAGGCTGTTCAATCCGGTCAAACTCACCGGATCGCAGGCTGTGGTCAGCGTAGCGCTGCCGTCTGCCAGCGGGTGACTGAACACCGCAGCCAACAACGCCTGTTGTTTGCCGATGGCATAGGCGGCCAGATTGGCCTTCACCACGGCAGCATAGGCGGCTGGGTCGCGCACCTGTACCGTTACACCATCGGCTGCCACCACAAGCCCGACCTGGCACGCGATCGGGTCTTGTGCCAGAGCGTCCGGCACCGTCACCCATTTGATACTGGGCGCGAACCTGTCCACGGGATCGACGGTGGTCAAATCCGCCAGAACCAGGTTGTTGTTTGCGCCGATGCTTGCCCAAGTCGTCATGACTAAGTCCTCCCCTTACCATTCAACATAAACGGCACCCTGGGCGCCGTTCCCACCACTGGCACCCACGGCATTCAGATGATTGGCACCACCACCTGCACCGGCACCAAAGCCCGTTCCTCCGCTCCCGCCTAAATAGCCATCTATATTACCGCCGTTGCCTCCGGACGGGTTAGCCACGCCTGGCAACAGCAAGCCTGCCGCGCCGCCTCCGCCATAGTACCCACTGTTGGATCCTTGAGCGGTTCCGATGGCCCCGGCAGCGATTGACGCCCTTATAAGTATGCTAAGAGCGGATACGTTTGGCGACGCCCCGTTGGACGCAGGCGAGCCACCGGCTGCGGCTCCCGTTCCGGCTGAGGTAAATGAGCTGCCGGTACCGCTGGAGCTTGATTGTAAAGCCCCGAAAGATGTCGTTCCGCCCGTAAGCCCAGCGACTGCGGGACCTGTGCCTGCGGCTCCACCGACGCCCACTGATATGGTTATGGGAGTCCCTGGCGTGACCGAGTACGTTCCAACAGCGAAGTTACCTGACGACGAACCGTAGGATGGGCCGACTGGATACCAGCCCGATCCTGATCCCGGTGCCCCCGAGATAGTCAACACCCGAACGGTAGTCACTCCGGCCGGGACTACCCAAGTGGTGCTTCCTGTGAATATTCCATATCCGGAGGCGGTAGTTGCGCCTAACTGCGCCCAGGTACCCGCCGCTGTCGTATTTGCGGTCAAGACGAGCGCATACATGGATGACGCTGACGCCGACGCTACAACAGTTCCTCCGGAAGAATCCAAAATGGAAAAACCGTTACCCCCGGATGTTCTATAAATGTATCGTATGACACCCAAAGGAAGTGTTCTGGCATCCGGTAAGGTGAGGGTTTGACTTGACGAATCCATTGTAGCGATAGTTAAAGGGGAGCAAATCGGGGACAGCGTTGTTGTGGCAGTCACGGTAGTAGGGAGGAGGTCGATTGTGTCTTGGATTGCCGGATTGGCATTCGTGACGGTAACAACCCCGGTGAAATTTACCAACACTCCTGCCCCGTTCGTTCCGGACGTGACGTTCCCAGCGGAACGTGCCAAAACATCTGTTCCCCCAGTTGTCGTAACCGTCCCGTATCCTTGCTCGAACAGCGTACCGTCTATGGACTTTATGCAGTACGAAACATAGCTTCCGCTATTAAATTGCGATACAAAGGACCGCATCGGCGCCACCGGGGCGTTCATATAGACACTCCCGGTATTCGGGGCCGGAGCGGTCTGGTAGACGAAGGGCGATCTGAAGAAGGCCGTGGGCACAGTCATAGTATGGCTCCTTTCACAGAGTCTGGGTTATGGTAAAGGAGGTGGAGTAGAAAGCCGGATTTGACTGTGTTATTGGGTTGACCTGTTTTATACGACCGATGATAGCTTGAGTCGGAGCGTATGTCGCATCGCTTGGGCTTATAATGCACATTACCTGACCGCCTATTCCGGCTATCCTAGTCAGCTCCTTGAAGGTACCTTTGGCCTCTGATTCTGTTAGAGCGGGTAAGGAAAGGTCGAGCACCCTCCGGCGCATACCTAGGTCTACAAATTCGGCTCCAGACCTAGGTACAGATGTAACGATAGCCCCATCGTCCCACTGGTCTGACCAATTGTATCCTACGTCGTTTAGAACGGACAGTATTGGACCCGCCCACATCCGGCCGAGATCGATATAGTCGGGGGTAGAAGCAACTAAATCTGCTCTCCAATAGCGTGGGCTGACGGCCGTAGGTAGCACATTAACCGACAGTCCGTAACCCGCTGTCCATCCGCCAGCCAGCGCTGTGCTGTCGTATAGGTCACCGTCAGTCGGAGAAGACGTTGAAAGTCGGTGTCGGATCGTGTCGGTCGGAGCCATCCATCCATTGTAATGCCCCCTACCATCCTGGTAGTCCTGCACAAACAGCCCGGGGTCCGGTGGCTGCGCAACGGCGAGCACTCCAACCCCTACGGCTGCGGTGGTAGAGCCCCAGTCAGCAGTGAGGGTTGCCGTAGTCGACCCTGACCTCCAGATGCGTCGCAAATGTGGGTCTTGGAGGTTACCGACGGTCAGATTGCCTGGGGTCGCTGTTGATGACGCAGACAGCGATGCCGACAGGAGGTCGAAGTAGTTTACGAACGAAAACAATGCCGTTGCCATGCTACCCCACCACCGTCAGCAGCGCGTTGGTTCCCGTAATCTGTGCGCCAACGACTTTTACCCATTTTCCAGAGGAAAAGCCATACCGAGGGTAAACAAGAAATATGTTTTGGTACCGTTTGAGCGTTGTCCAGACGGACCCGACCGGGACAGAATACGCGCATAGCCCCGGTTTCCAGATATTTAGTAGGTTTGATGCTATACCGTCCGCATCCGATTTATTGGCGAACAGGGTATTTAGAATGGGAAGGGTTGTATTACTACCGATTTGACCAGCGTCGATGTTCATGACCTCCAGATTATGGGTGGGGTAATCGATAGCTTTCGGGTTTCTCATGAGACGAGTTGGGGCGCTTTGGGACGTAACGAGATAAGGGGATTGCAGGTAGTTCCTCCGATCTACGGTTAGACTTCCAGATGGCTGAGCGACTTGGGCTCCCGACATAACCGTCCAGTTCTTTGCGTACCCACACCGTACACGCCAAATACAAGGGGATACCTCGGAGGGGAGGGATATCGGCTGTATTTCCCCCGTGATGTGTCGATAATCTATTTGGGTTCCGCTCTGCACGGAGGACGCTTGGGTTAAGGGGAAAACGGAAATCAGGCCATTGCCAAAGTCTCCCCATACCCCGAGGCAGGACACCATGATCGTATCGGCGACGTCCGATAATGTGGTTTGAGTATCGACATATATCCCCATTGACCCTGGAGTCCCAACGGTGAACTGCCCGATAGAAAGTAAGTCGAAATTAGATTGGCTAATAAAAGTGGATAGAGCATTGTAGAATACCGAAGCATGGTCGTCGTAATACTCACCTCTTGCGTCAAGTGCTCCATGGACATCGCAGGTAAACTGGCCGGATGCTGTCGGACTTCCTGGTTTTATATAGCTGCCCGATGTAGAGATCGACCAATCGTAGGTACCGGCCGCAGTTGTTGCGGATGCCAATGCCGCATACGAACCATATGAGTTTCCCGAAGTTGCCGGATATCCCATCCAATATGCGCCGTCAATTGACCGTATTGACCCGTCGTGAATTTGGTACACTCCATTAATCGGGTCAATCAAGACTGGAGAGATGTTTTCACAGATTCCGTAGCACTTCGGAATACCTTTTCCGGCTTGGTTCGATAGCAGCGTGTAGGGGTCAGTGTAGCCATCCGCTCCACCCGTACCTCCATAGAGCCGTAAGAAGGGCGTTTGTGAGAGCTGCCACCCGATGTCGCTCACAGTAAGGTCAAGGGCTCCTCGTTCGACCACCCATGCCGTACCAACCCCTTTAAAAACAGGCAAGGCATCGGTGGTAGATGACCCTCTGGACGGCAACAAGGAGATCGTGACTGACTGCCCGTCAACCCCGTATGAAGCGGGTAAGTCGTCATAAACCCCGTCGTCGTTCGCCAGCCTAATCACGGCGGATGTGGCTACCACACGGGCGGTTTGCGACGGAGACATAGGAATCGACCAATCTATCTGTGGTAGCTCCAGTCTTCCTTCAAAATCCGTATTTGGGATGGCGTCCGAGGGTTGAGTGCGCCAACCTTTATCAGAAACTCTAATTGTGGTCGAGTTGAGAGACGATAGAGTGCTACCGTAACCGACGGCCATACTCCCTATGACATCGCTTCCGATGTAATCCGAAGCCAGGATAGAGGAAGCAACGGACCCGTCAGAATAGGATGCGGTACCCAGTACCACGTAGTCTGAGACAGAAGGCTGGTACCCAGGGTAAGCTACGATAGCAGGGTCCTGCACGATAAACCCGGCGTCGATTGGCCACTGGCTTACGTACTCGTCTCCGATAACCCCTGTGGTCATGTTGAACCTCTGACCCTTCTCGCCGCTCGATCACGACGTGTTTCGGACGTGATTTCTTTGAGTGCTCCAGTGACCTCATTGATCCTTTCCGAAAGGGCCGTGATCTGAAGTGACTGGTTACAAATAACGGCATCTAGGCGAGCAACAACGTCGCTGTTGTCGTTACCAGCGGCTGTCCCAGTAGCATAGCCGCGAGTCACTGGGCCGAACATCGCACGACTCTGTTCGGCGTTGTAGACCGTCTCGCCGCCGCGGAATTGGACTATCTCCGGCCCCTTCTCACCCACCCAGGCGAGGCCGGGAGCTGCTCCCGTGGTGCCGGTGGCGTAACCGGGGATTCCCAAGGCATGCCCAAGGGCCTTGAGGTCACTAGACTCCTTGGCAACAGCATCAGCATAAACTTCAGAGCCTGTTGAGTACAAGGTTCCTGTCATACTCAGCAAGGAATTAATAGACGCTATTGCAGAGCTTATGTCACCTGTGTTATATGCCTTAGAAACGGCTGCATCGGTCAAGGCCTGTTGAGCCGCGAGGTGCGTTACATCACTTCCCGTAGTTGCGTCTGAGACGCTAAGGTGGTCGAAAAAGTCTTGTATTGTTTGTCCGGCATTCGTATATATCTCCGTAAGCTCGTCTTGTTGTGTCTCTACCAACTCATTGATATCGATGCCGCCCTGTTCTTTGGCGTTATATAGCTCTTGGTCCTGGTTTGCCTGCAATTGCAATAGCGTGGCTTTCCAGTTGTTCTGAAGCGCGATTTGGTCACGGGCCTCGATATCAGAGTTAGCCTTTTTCTGCGCCTGGATCGTATCGGCCAGCTGTTGGGCTTGCTGAGCTGCCAGCGCTGCCGTTTGCTCGGCGCCCACCTGAGCCGTCAACGCTTGGGTAGCGTCGTCGGTAGCGGACTGAAGCGCCTCTTGCGTCTGAAGCTGAAGCTGCATAGTCGCAGTTTGCTGTTGAGCCTCGATCGCCGCGATGCTGTTGGTCCCCGACGACAGCCCGACCATCGTGGCGTTGGCCGACGCACCTTGAATTTGCAGGCCCGCGTCGGTGTTCTGCTGCTGGTTTTGCGCCTGCTGAAGCTGATACGCTTGCTGAACCGCGGTCGCCTGGTTCTCTTGGGCCTGCGTTGCAACAATCAACGACCGGGTGTAATCGTCGGTGGCGGCGTTCAGTTCTTGCGCCTGTTTCAGCGCCGTCTGCATGTTGGCGACTTGTTGCGCCTGTTGCACCGCCGCGACGCTGTTGGTCCCGAGATCGGTCGCGGTGATCGTCTGTTGCGCCTGCCCCTGGCGGATCGCGTAACTGGACGGCCCTTGCGCCATTCCGGCCCAGGTCGCGGCGACATCGCCGCCCTGTTGAGCGGCGAACGCGGAGGCGTTCGCGCTGTCCATGCCCGACAACAGCTTGGTCAGTTCCTCGGTCAGCAGCTGGTCGGCGGAGCCCGTCGATGCCCCGTTAGCGGTCAGAACATTGACGTTGGCCGCATGCTCGGCGCTCAACGCCTGCACCTGGGAGGCCGCCGCGTCGGTGCCGCCCAGCGCCTGGGTGATCTGACTTTGCAGCCACGTCACCAGTTGCGCGTTGATCGCCCCCTGGTCGAGCGTGACCCCGGCGGCGGCGGCGTTATCGTTGGCACCGGCGATCTGCCCTTGCAACGCCGCCAGGTTTTTCGACAAGCTGGTGGTCGGTGTGGCGTCGGTGGCGGTGGTGATCTGGTTTTGCAGGCTCAGTTGTTCGGTGGACTGCCATTGGCCAAAGACACCGTTTTCCTTGGCGGTTGATCCTTGCACCCCAATATTGGCGTTATTGGCATCGGCGGTGTTTTGGGCGGCGGCGGTTGCGCCTTTCAGCCCGGTCCCGAAATTGTTGGCGGCATCGGTGGCGGTTTGCAGCGCTGCGGAAAACTGCACGGCGGTTTGAAATTGTTGTAAGGTAACATCGTTGCCGTTGAGGGACTGCTGCTGCAAATAATCGAGAGATGTGCCAACGGCACCAGTAGCGCCAAATACCCCACCTCCGACCATGTTGTTGATAACTTGGTCTGCGGTCTGCCCTGTAGGAGCGTTGTTAGCCTTTGAGTTACCAGCATTCTGAATGTCTGCTTTTTGCCCCATAGCTACCAAGGCGCCCTGATCAACCTGAAGGTTGCCCAACGCCACCGTTTGATTAAGTTGTTGGGCAAGCTGACTGACCTGTCCTTTCAGTTGGGTCGGATCGAAACCATTGTCGCCGCCGGCCAATCCAACGCCAAATAGCCCGTTGTCTCCGAGCGCCAATCGCGCGCCGCCCACCGGGCCGTCGGAGGGCGCGCTGGAACCGAACATGCCCCCGAGCATGCCCCCGAGCATGCCGCCGATCGCCGTGCCGATGCCGGGCAGAATGGCGGTGCCGAGCGCCGCGCCCCCGAGCGTCCCGGCCCCGCCACCGATATTGCCGTTGGCGAAGTCCGTCCCCGCAGTGAATAGCGACCCGATGCCCGGCATGACGGAATTCGACATCGTTCCGCCGAGCAAACCCGCGCCACCGCCGCCAGAACCAATCAATCCGCCGAGTTCCAACGCGCCATTGGCGTCGACGGCATCGGCAGTGTTGCCAAACAGGTACGATCCGAGGCCGGTATAGCCTTCTCCGAAGATTGATGATCCGAGGCCGCTATCTAGCCCCCCCAGGCTTGTCGGCGCATAAGCCTGGCCACCAACTGTGATGACTTGACCGCCCCCGGACACCCCCGTTCCGCCGACTACCCCCGATAGCAGGCTCCCCACACCCGAAAGCAACTGCGCGGCACCTTGCCCCGCCTGTGCCCCGCCTTGCGCCATTGCATCGGCGCCCCGGGCGGCAGCCATCGCCCCTCCGGACAACTCGGTCAATGCCCCGGAGAACTGGCGGAAGCTGTCCGTCGTCTGGGAATCCCGGATAGCAACCGCCACCGGGTCGCCGGCAGCAAGCGCGGCATCGTACTGCCCGAGATTGCCCCTGACGCTGGCGACGTATGCCGGGTTCGATACCTGGCTGGCGTCCCCGGTGTTGTAGCCGTTCAACAGCGTATCGACCGATTTTGCGCGCCCGGCCGTTTCGTTTAGGTTCTGGAGAGCGGCGTCAAGATTCTGACTGACATCCTTCAATTGTTCTGGCGATTTGCCGTAAGGATATGCTGAGTTGATTTGCCAAGTCCCGATGTCGTGGGTACCGTTGCGGTTCTGATTGTCGCGCGGATTGAGAGTTGCGTCGCTTTCCACTTTAGCAATAGCGTAAAGGACGTCATTGGCATTGCTGCTGCCGCCGTTGCTGGGATTGGTCAGTCCAGCGGCTTCAGGCGTTCCCGCAGAGGCGGTTGGGGTGCCCGGCATCGTCCAGTTAGTGACTTCAACCGGGAGTGGTTTCGTGCCATCAAAAGCCGACCTGACCGGGGCGCCGAGATCATTGGCCGACGCCACCGGTGTCCCGCTCCCCTTGGGCGGCTCGCCGCTCATGAGCTGGGTAAGACCGCCGGTCATCCAGTCCTTAAACGGCTTGACCACGGTCATTTCCGTGACTTGCTTCTGGATGTCCTTAAGCGCAGTATTCCAAGTATCACTGAACTTAGCGGCCGGATTGGTCAAAGACTCACCAAGCGCATTGCCGATAGTATCGGCAAAACCCTGAGCCGCTTGCTGAACTTCCGCTAACTTAGCCTTGTATTCAGCCATCGCCCCGACTTGAGCGATATATTCTTTGGTACCTGCCGCCGCGAGATCGGCTCCCCGCGCCTGCAGGTCATTGGTCGTTTGCAGGATTGCCAACGCCTTGGCGCGCTCGGCATTGGACATCCCGAGCGTCTGGTATTCGGCGAGCGCCAGGACATTAGCCTGTTGCTGCTCCGCACCCATTTGTGCGAACTGCGCTTGCCTGGTCGCGGTGTCGCGATCGGAGACGCCTTGGGTGATTTGAGCGATGGCGGCTGGGTTGTTTTCGGCGTGCTGTTGTTGGATTTCTGCAACGGCCGCGTTCGCCAACGCCGCTTGCCGAGCCCCCTCGGCGCCCTTGGCCCAACCAGCCGCCAATCGCTCTTGATCGGCGATTTGGCCGCGCACATCGGCGGCGCGCATCGATGCATTAAGCTGGGTCTGGGCCGCGTCTTGAGCCAACATCGCTTGGCGGATGGCATTACGCTGGGCAGGGTCGGCCTTAAGCTGCTCCAACATAATCTGGTGTTCTAGCTGCGCACCGTGAACCGCCGCCATCGACACGCCGTAGGCTTGAGCCTCAGCGGCAAGGCCTTGGGTTTCCAGGCCCATAGTCGCGACGGTGGTCGTGGTGGCCGTGGCAAGATCAAGCCGCCCTTTAGCCAGGGCGTCATCCTGAGCGTGCTGCGCAACTCCGTCTGATAGACCGCGCCGCTTCGCATCTTGATATGCGTTTTCGCCTTCAGCCGCGACCATCGACGCGGCGTTGAGCGAAGCGCGGGCAACCGCCAGCCGCTGGGCGTCCTCAAGTGCGTTTTGTGCTTGGATATGAGCGGCTTCGGCTTGAGCAGCGGTAACATCTCCCGCGCCCTTCTTTGCGTTATTAAGTTCGTCATCCGGAATATTGCTGCGTCCGGCATATTTCTGATCAAGAACTTGCAGCTGTGTTTCGAGAGTTTGTTGATAGCCGGGTTGAAGCTTAGCCACCGATAAGGCCCGAGCCGACTGCTCGGCGAATGCTTTAGCCGGGTTGACCGCCGATTCAAATTGCTCTTTTAAGGCACTGAGCGCCTGCATCGCTTGGGCGCCGGTCATGTCCTTAAAGGAGGCATTAACCAGCTTCAAATTCTCATAGTATTTTATCGCTGCCGTTGACTGTAAATTCAGCGATTGCACCACTTCATCGCCGCGAGCAGCGAGTATGTTCTCTTGAGTAGACTTCCCTGCCGCTTCTGCTGCCGTGCGTTTACTCAGTTCCTCTTGGATAGAGGATGCGGTATTCCCGCGGGATTGCTCGGTGCGAGGATTGGTGTCAGACTTGAGCTTTTCGGGTTGGGCCGATAGCTCGGCCGTTGACTTGTAGACCTCAGGATGCAGGGCTTTATCGACAGAGGTCCCCAACCGGTCAAAAGCTAGAGACCAACCCTCAATGCTTTTTGTTAAAAGACTAGAGTTGTCTTGGACACCCTGCAACCTTTTGCTTAAGGCGTCATAGAGGGCAGTAACAGCGCCAACCCGATCTCCGCTTAGCTCCAGCCAACGAATGTGCTCCGCTTCGGCTTGTGATACCAGCCCGATCTGTTGGCGATATTTTTCCATCGCCTGGACCGGATTACTATAAATATCTATGAGTTGCTTTTCGGCTGCGTCTTTATCACTGTCGGTGAACCCTTGCGCAAAGGGTCGAATGAGTTGCGTGGCTCGCTGAGCCACACCATCCGGCGCGCCCATACCGCCCAAACCGGCAGAAACCGAGAGCGCATCGGAAGACGAAACCCCCGCTTGCTTAGCCGCCGAGACGGATGATGCCCACTCTTGCCAGGCCGTCTTCGACGATCCAAGCGCCACCAGCGAATTTTCCAGATCTTTCCGTTGTGAAGCCCCAGACGTTGCGGCGTAGGCGAAAGCCGCACCCATCGCGACTACTGCCGCTGTGACAAGGACGATCGGGCTCAGTACGGTTGTCAGTAGCCCCGCAAACCCCTTCTCGCCCTGGGCGAAGGCGCCAATCACCTGGGCGCCTTCCATCATCGCGACTTGCTGGACGTTCATGCCGGCCATCAGGGCCTGGAAGCTGTTGACGCCTGCCGCGTTCAACTCCAGCATCTGATTGCGGGAGAGATTGAGGGACTTCGTCGCCTCCTGATTTCGCTTGATGCCCGCCGTCGTTTCTTCAAACCCGAGCGCGAGTTGCTTTTCCCTGGCTGCCAGCGCCACCGGGTCCGCGTCCGGCTGCGCCCGGAGGGTATCCAGTTCGGCGAGAGCCTGCTTATACTGCTTCTGGGCGGCGTACAGGGCGTCGTGCTTCATACGGAGAGCTTCAAGCTCGGCAGCGGCGCCCTTACCTGCGCGCGAAGCAAGCTCCTCTTGTGCCCCGTCCTGCTCCTGGAGGAGCTTACCCCACATGGCCTCGTACTCGGCCACCACCTCCTGGGACAGTGGTCCCCAATACTGGACTCCCAAAGCGGCCTCGACCGCCAAGTGGGCTTTGCCGGCGGCATTCGTGGCCGCCACGTCCATCTGGGTGTCAACGGCCTTCCAGAAGCTGGTGTAGTCGGCCACCACCTCCTGGGACAGTGGTCCCAAGTACTGGACTCCCAAAGCGGCCTCGACCGCCAAGTGGGCTTTGCCTGCGGCATTCGTGGCCGCCACGTCCATCTGGGTGTCAACGGCCTTCCAGAAGCTGGTGTAGTCAGCCACCACCTCCTGGGACAGCGGTCCCCAGTACTGGACTCCCAGGGCGGCCTCGACCGCCAAATGTGCTTTGCCTGCGGCATTCGTGGCCGCCACGTCCATCTGGGTGTCAACGGCCTTCCAGAAGCTGGTGTAGTCAGCCACCACCTCCTGGGACAGTGGTCCCCAATACTGGACTCCCAAAGCGGCCTCGACCGCCAAGTGGGCTTTGCCGGCGGCATTCGTGGCCGCCACGTC